TAACTAGTACCTTATCCTTCACGATGTTGCGAGCTGAACTAGAGCCAAGTGTTTGGTCTGCAGTACGTTCGCGGGACTCCTTAGTACCTGGCTTACCCCAAAAACGGTAACGGTCCAATTGGACAGTTTGACCGGGCTGCTTACTGAAATCATGGACAACTACCGGTTCGATAGCCATCTCAATGATGTAGGCAGGATGAGGGCGGTAAAGCTCAGCACCAAGAAGCTTCGGAAAATCATTATCAATCCACATAGGGATTAACTCCAAAACTTAAAATTATGAACGGTCTCGACTTGACCGCATTTATTAATGATAATACCTATTTAGTTCCTGCTTATAATGTATACAGGTACTTCCGTATATTAAACCTTATGTCTAAATTTGTAGATACCAATGAGTGGCAACCTGTGCACACTCTGCCTGGATTTGAATGTGCTATTGAATATCATGTAAACCGTAACGGTGATCTTAAAAGCACTAAAGGTGGACGTGAGAAAATACTCAAACGAATCACACTAAAGAATGGTTATCAGAAATATACCCTTCAACAACGCTTAGGGCAGAAAGCAGAGAAGCAGGCATACGCCCATACTCTTGTTGCCCTTGCTTTCCTAGATCCATCGCCTACACCTTTAGGTCGTACCAAAGGTTGTTCCTGTGTTATTCACTGTGATGGTGATAGATCAAACAATCACTTCACTAATTTAAAGTGGGCTTTTATTGATGGAAACAGGGATTAGTAAAAATTGATTAAAATAGTAGAAGGTTAAACATAGTAATCATGGCTGATAGCTTTACATTCAAGGGCACAAAGACAGTAGTGAACAAGGTAGGTTCTGCTTTGCGTCTCAATCCTCCTGGTGGTGGAGATACGTTCCGTTTCCCTAAGTGGTGGGACCTGAAGAACAAGGTTCAATACTTCGAGTCTGCAATTTTCCGAATCACTTTGGACTCTGGATTAGAAGTCAAACTTGTGATCCCTGTAAATAAGGACAATACTGAAGTGCGTGTTCGCCATGATGGTGAAGGTAATTTCACATTCCCTTACTTCCGTGGTGTAGACCGTGTTGCAGTAGTTGATGTATCTACCGGAGCTCTGTTCCGTGAGTATCAATTCCCTGCAATCTCAAAGGGTTCTATACTGAAACGTACGGTTAATGATTATCCATCAGGTCTCACGTACACTTCTAATGGAAGTGTTACTGGTACTGCTGAAGTGGGTGAGGATTTAGCTGTTGAAGGATCTACTTACACAGGTGGTCTCGGTACTCTTTCAATTAACTATGTTCTACAGAAAAGTGATACTGGAACTGGTGGCTGGACTACGGTAATCAGCAGCAATTTGCCTAGCTTTACCTACACTGTTCCTGCAAGTGTTGATGGTAAGTACTTACGTGTAAGCACGCAGATCACTGATGACACTGGAGTCAATAGCAGAAATAGTCCTGCCATTGGTCCTATCACCACTCCTTAATATATTTGTTTAGTCAGTAGTTTACGATCGTTTTCACTTAATTCGTACTCTGACAGGAACTCTAAACCAAGAACTAACTGCACGTCGTAGCTTGAACGGCGTGTATTTCTTGCGTGAAATCCAATATAAAATTTATCTTTATCTCTGAAGAACATCTCATCATAGGGGTGTTCTTCTTTGTATTTACTGTAAATCCTAGTGTCTAACCAAGCGTCCTCATACTTGTTTCCTGAACCGTTATTGATTAACGATAGAGAGAATACTGGTTTTGCAACATCAGATAGATTGTCTGATATCTTTGCACTTAGGAATTCGTTTACTACTGGTTCCAGATCCCGATTGTTATCTATGATTGCATCATCATAGTAGGTATCCGTACTTGTAATTTCATAAATAACTGCCTGACTATATCCATTGTTTACTACGTTACCTACGCCGTAATCAAGAATGTTAGTACTGATTTCAAAGAACTGATTCTCAGCNCCAAACAATCCAGCAGTGCCCTTGAAGTTAAAAATAAAGGGCAGCTGTGTAATGANTCCAGTCTTTACAGCATTCTGTATTGACCCGCCTTCTGCAAAGTTCAGTGCTTTGCTTGCTGACAAGGCATTAGCAATGGAGTTACATCCTCCACCGTAAGTGTTTTGTATTCTATTAATCGATGACGTTACATCCATTGCTGCCTATCACTTGTACTTACATCTATTGTAAATCAAATATAGTCTTGAATTTTCTCCTTCTGTTCCTTCAGTCCTCTGAGTGCTTTGTGCTCTAAGGTTCGTACACGATCTCTACTCATGTTGAGTACTTGACCGATTGCTGTCATTGACATTGGCTCTAGTACGCCTTCACCGATGCCATACCTCATACTGATGACAGAGGCTTGCATCTCAGGTAGTTCAGTAATCATCTTGAGGATGTCCTCTTTGATGCACTGCTGCTCTAGCAAACGATCCGGCAGTTGCCTTTCGTCTTCAATCAAGTCAACAAGCAGAGTGTCTTGGTTATCTCCTACCTTCATTTCTAATGATGTTGGCTTTTGAGACTTCACCATCAAGTCGTTGATTTCATCTACTGACATTTCTAGATGATCAGCAATTTCAAACAGTGTTGGGATACGACCGTTCAATGCCGATAGTTCACGCTGGGCTTTCTTGAGTTTGTTTAGGTTTTCTGTGACGTGGATTGGTAGGCGAATAGTACGACTCTTCTCGGCAATCGCCCTCGTGATGCCTTGTCTAATCCACCAATATGCATAAGTACTAAACTTATAGCCACGACCCGGATCAAATTTTTCCACACCCCTGACCAAGCCAATTGTTCCCTCCTGGATAATGTCGAGTAGCTCCATGTTCCTTTTAGTGTATCTTTTTGCAACGCTTACTACAAGCCTTAAGTTAGCTGTTACCATTTTTGATTTTGCTTTCTCACCATCATGCAGTTGACGTTTTAGTTCTTTAACGCTGATGTCTAGTGAGTCTGCAAGTTTTTCGTTTGTTACGTCTGTTAGCAAAGCTTCTACAGCTTTGATCTCCATTAGTCTTTGTACCCTACGTCCTAGCAAGATTTCCTCATCATGCTCTAGTAGTGGGATTCTTCCGATGTCTCGTAAGTATGAACGAACTGAGTCACCATTGTTTGCTTTAGCCATTATTGTTTCCTCTTGGATACTATATTATACACTGCTAAATGTTATTTAGCAACCTTTAAAATAGACGACCGAAGGTCGTCATTAACTATTGATTATCCTTGGCCATTTACGCGAGCGAATCTTAGATTCTCCGCCGGAGGCTCCTCGCGTCCCTCAAGTGCTTCCACTGCCATAGCTTGTGCAGCATGTTCATTGAAGCCTTTCGACTTATAGTTCTCTTCGTACTGTTGATACTTCTCCACCGAACTTTCAAAGTCCTCACCGTGTGTGAGCATCTCAGCCGTCATTTGATTGGCAGCCTGGTCAGGCACGCCATCTGTTTTTAAGTGTTTCCAAATAGTTTGGAATACTTCGGGATCTTGTCTTGTTTCTTGTCCAGCTAAACGCACAATAACACCTTGTATTCTCTCTTACTATTGTAGTAAAAAGAGAATAAAGATGTTTACTATCAGGAGTACATCTGGCTTTGTGCTGCTGCAGCCCCAAGATCAGGGCTACTACCAACAGCTAGTGCTTTAGATACAGCCAAGTCATTCATGAACTTTGCGTTATCTGGTGACTGCGAAATCGCATTGAGCTTCATCATTGCTGACCCAGCATCATTAGCGTAAAGAGCAGTGGCAACAGATTCACGTGCATACTGCTGTGCTTTAACCTCTTGATCCGAGACAGAGGTTTGCATGTTCTGTTGAACACGTACAGCACCTGAAGCAGCTTGTTGAGCCGCAGTTACTGTGTTCTGCTGAATGTTTTGACCAGTCAACCTTTCGTTGTTCTCAGGCTGGCTGTTATAGAAGGGTTTAGAGCCTGCACCGCTGTCAAGCATATTTGGACCTGGCATCGCATTAGTGCGACTCATTCCTCCAGACCCAACCATTTGATACTGATTCATTGTTTTAATAATTACTGTTATTTCTATTTTAGGGGATACACATTTGTACCCCCCAGGAAATTAAATCAGAGGTCTTGAACAAGCATCTTGGCGGACATCGCACCTTGAGGTGCCTGTGCCAAATACTGCCAAGCTTTCTCAGGATTCTGATCCATCATCTGACTAAATCCACCCCAGAAGTCATTAGCCGCATTGGCTTGACGTGAAGGAGCAGGGAAGTTCTGCTGAGGACGTTGGAAGTTCTGAGGAACTGTGTTCTGTTCTTGAGCCATGATCTCTTGTTCAAACTGTTGACGAGCTTCTGTGTTTTGACGTACATGCGTCTCTTGAGGAGTTTCCGTTGGGTAAGGACCTTCAGGACCGAAGAAGCCGTTGACGTAATCAGCCAGGACATCAGGATCAGTCATGATCATGTTCATAGCTGCACGCTCTTCACCAGCCGCATTCAACATGAGAGTCTGTGACTGACCACGCTGTACTTGCTCGATGAGGGCATCCTCAACGGCACAGGCATAAGTGTTCAGAAGGGTTGGAGCTTCAGCACCGAAGTGCTCAAGAACTTCAAGACTTTCGTCGCTGATTTGACTTAGGTACGCGTCCCTTGCCGGAGCGCTTTGCTGCTGCTGCTGCGCCGGCGCCGAATAGTTCTGGGTTGAAACTTGGGGACTGTAAGTCGGGGCTACCGAAGGCGCCGACATTGGAGCCACCTGTGAAGCCCAATTGGCTTGCGAAATTGTTTGAGGTGTCGGTGTTACCTGGGTTTGGTATGCCGAGGGTGACGCCTGGACCTGGGATGGGCTGCTTGTATTCAGCGATGCGCTGAGGGCTTGGAACGCCTCCTGCCATGGGTTGCCCGCCGGGGCCGAAGCCTGGGCTGCCGGGGCTGGTGCCTGGTATTGAGGCATTTGCGGAACCTGGACCTGATAAGCCGGCGAGGCTTGGGGTTGGCTCATCGCGGGTTGGCTGACCGAGGGCTGCCCGACGCTTGTCGGCATCGCTGAGGGCTGGCTGATCGGTGTCGCTACTGCTTGGTTTGTACCTTCCACTGTAACTTAACTCCTTACGTAAAAATTCTAAAGATCTGTATAAGAACCCAGTGATATCTAGGTTCGGGTCAGACGCCAAAGGAAGTTCTGGTGTCTGAGGATGTGGCAACTGATAAAGTTGTCCAAGTAAACTAATAAATGATTGAATACTTTGCTGTGTTTGCTGGACCATTCGGAAGGGATAACCGCTTAACATAGCTGCTCTCTCTTCTTCAGTTTTGCCAGGGAAAAGATACTTCAGCGCTTCGATTGAATCGACACCGAGTTCTTGAAGGTTACGAACAACAATACTTTGATTGAGGATGTCGTCTGTATTTTCTTCAAACACTTGACCCATCCAACGCCATTCAACTTTCGATGAACCGTCGGGGATGAGACCTGTAACTCCTGGAGGCATTTCTCCTGAGTCAAGTGTAGCACGAATGGCTTCTTCTCTTTTAGCTGTAAACTTCTCCATCTGCTTCAGGAATTTCTCCTGGGCAGCTACAAACTGCTTCTCATCTTCGTACTCTTCTTGTAGTGGAATTACTGGTTCTTTCAATCCAATAGCCACTGCAAAGGAACGTCTGAAGAGTTCTTCTTCGTTCCTAACCATCATACTGAAAAGCTTACATAAGCCGTATGTAAATAGAGACTTTGCTTTCTTCTCAGCAGTTGCAGCTACACGTCCATAGAGGGTTTTAATCTCGTAGGCAGTAGAAGCTGTCTGAATGTCAAGATCGTCCACACCACCTAAGGCTAGACGTATCTCTTGTCTGTACTGCTTCACATAAAGGTTCTGGTCACCAGACACAGAGTCCGGCGTCAGGTATGACACACGGTCTGTTGGCTCAAGGTTTGCAATAACCCTTGGCACTTTAATTTGACCGTCTAAAGCAGAAGCACCACCAAAGGGTTCACTAACCCTGGTGCTCGGTCTGCCCATAGCAGCGAAGCCTGCTTGAGAGCTAATAGTTGCTTTGAAGTTTCCCTCTCCACCACTTTCTACAATGTCGTGTTTAGGGCGACTAGATACCAGTGTTGGGTTACCGAAGAACTTGAGGTTCTTACGTACGTTTCTAATTAGTTCATCATGGTAGAGAATCTGGTTTGATAGCCAATTAAACTCACCATTACCTGATCCGTCCCCAGTACAGTCCATGTGATTGAACACTTCAACTGCTGGGATGAAACCAAGACTGTTAGTTAGTGTTTCAGTTGCACCAACCTGTGACTGAAGCATTGGGTTATTCTGATTATCAAACTCAATCTTTTCATCTGAAATTGTTTGATCAATACGATCCTTGTAAACATGAAGCTTAATATGCTTCTTCTTACCGTTCTTCATATCTGCTGTTCCGTACTGATTAAAGTTATTAGCTTCATGTACGTTGAACGAGTAGATAAGCACTACGCTTTCTATTTGACTGTTCTGGTCTCTATAGCATCGGTAGCTATCTTTTGGAAAGAACAGGAGCTGATAACTGTCTCCAGCTGGACGGAAGTAAAATAGCCCTTGTCCATCACATAAGAAATAGTCAATGACGCTATCTAGCTTCATATCAAGCATGTTCTCTTCACATACTTTGCTAATGAATTCTTTTCTGTAGCCAAACGAGTCTTGCTCTGAATAGAACTCAACTCCTCGACGTAGCATAAACATCCTCATCTGAGAAAGATGGGAGGACACAATCATTGTGTCTACGCTGAGACCTCCATTACGTTCTTTAGCAGCTTGTAGGATTTGATCAAACTGCGAACTTACTGATGTATTCATTCTCTATTAGTACCTTATAGATTAAGTCTACTTCATTCTTTTGAGAAGGTCGTTATACATTGACTCGAAGTCAGGTTGCTCTACCTTGTCAGGTGCACTATTTTCGAAAGCAGGTGCCTTATAGTCCTTATGGTAGATGTCACCGTAAGTACTAATCTTGCCAGCCAGTGCTCTGTTATACGAATCATCAATTGACTTATTGATTTGAGTATTAATAGCACTTGTATCTACAACGCTGAGGTCGTCTGCTTGACTTTGTGAGTCTCGATTGATTTGATCAGCCGTGTTGTTGTAGTCCAATCCATTACTTGCGTTTTTCCAGTAGTTGACCCAAGCCTGACCACCTTTGTTGGAGTCGTTGGGATTCGGGTTCCTGGAATCCGCAATAGATAGTTTAGACATTATTGCGCCATATCCATCCTTGCCGCCACCATTAATAGTTGTGGTTGAAGTGTTGCCCTCATAGAATGAACTGTTGTCATTGTTAATTGTTTGATTGATATTATTGTCATTGCCATTCACTACTGAAGAGTTCGAATTCACAGCTGATACAGCATTCTGACGATATCTTTCTGCGGACTCAGATTTATCTTCTTCTGGAGGCTTCTCCGCCTCTGGGGGTTTTGCATTGTTGCCACCACCACCACCACCATCACCGAAGTCAACACCGTGAAGGTCTGATAAATATGTCTTTGCATTATTGTTGAATTTAGCTTCGTTATTATCAACTAGTCCTTGATAGTAAGATGACATTTCTTCAGTAGTTTTACCATCACGACCGTGTCGCATTTCAGCTCTTACTTCTGCACCAGAATATCTACCACCCTGCTCAGAAGGATCCTGAAGACCTTTTTGTAAAGCGTTGTCGTACCACTCAGTACCTTTCCTTTCTTCTACTTTATCGCGATACTGCTTACTTGAATTAGCACGTTCCAGGGCATCACTTCTACTAGACATTGTTTAACTTACGAATCAAAGCTATCATTATTGTAACTAACTTGAAGGTTACCCCTTCTCAAAAGTCCTCCCATTGTTAATACCATCGAATCAACAGCATCATCATGTGAGGCATGTCCGAAGTTTAATAACTCTTCTTCTAGTACATCCCACTTACGCCATTTGTTCCATACAACCTTTTTATTCTCGTATAGACCAAGCACACCACGTAGACGTGCAAGCTTATCTCCTTTGAATCCTTTGACAGGTGAACAACTCAAGTTATACAAAGCACGCTGTTCAAACATAACTCGTTTAAAGTCTCCTTCAAATGATGTCTGGTAAGCAACTGCTTCTGGCCAAATTATGCAGGGAGACATTGTTGGGAAGAACTGCCCTTCATCATTCTCTTGCAGTATGTTCCAGTCAGACAGCATCTCGCAGAGAGTGTCCATCTTTTCTAAATTCCCCATTGTTCTATTACGCCTCTGGTCAATCATGTAGAGCTTCCCTTCCTTGATTCCACCGAGTGTCATGACTGTCCAGTCATTCTTCTCAGACAGACCACAGCTCAAGTCAATTCCTACTCCTAAGCAGTCATACTCTTCTGGTACAACACCTTTGATTATCAGCTCTGGTGATATACCAACGTCTGTAGATTTAACAGCGGTATTGAGGTACTGGTATGCGAATGCAACACGGTCCTCCATTTTTCGTTCGTTTAGATACTTCATAGACCAGAAATCTGGCCAATATGAACGTTGCCTTCCGTCAGCGTCTGTAATTACAGCCTTCTGTACTATCTGCTTCCAATTGTTCTTGGGTGTAAAGAGAGTTGCGTGAATATCGTCAAAGTGGAAGCGGGTTCCCAAACAGATAGCCCGTGCACCTTGGAACATCGTTGGTGCGATAACGTTAGACCAAGTTTGCTCCATCTCACGGCGAATGTCTGGGTTGTTGATTGAAGCGGCAGATTTGATAGGGTCATCAATAAGCACCAGCTGTGATCGTTTAGAGGTGATTG